AATACCACCTTGGATGTGAGAAAAGAATTAGTCTCTATGAACAGCGGAGCTTTGAAAACCTTAAAAAGGTTAATAGACCCAAAGACAAAAGCTCCAGCAGCTGTGCAGCTCGGCACAGCGAAAGATATCTTAGATCGTTCTGGCTATAAAGCTCCGGATAAACTTTCTATTGATATGACCATGCAAGTTAAAACAGATAAAGAGATTGATGCTGAAATTGAAGCGCTGGAATCATCCATTACTAAAGTACAAACTGAGCAACCGAAGCAAGAGGGTGAAAATTTAGCCACTGAAGAAAATGAAGATGTATTAAAGCCAATAGGTTTTATTAATAATTCTCCTGCCATTAGTCCTTCCTCCACTAATGGTTCCAAGTCGGCGCTGAAATCTATTGTCGGGGTAGATACTGCAGCGCCGACTTCTCCAATTAAAGAAGAACACACAATTTTAGCCGATCCTACCTTTGACCCTTTTCATAATATTGAGGGTGTTTAATGTATCGTGCTATCAATCAAACAAATGATCTTTCAAGAGATAGTAAAGAGCAATATTTAAAACTCTTGAAAGAGAAGAGTTCCCGAATACGACAGTATCGTATAACGCAGTTCTATCCTTCCAGCGGTCCCCTTTCCCGAGATAACTATCCCAAACATATGCAGTTTTTCAAACTTGGCAAAACCTCAGCTGAACGCTGTATTATGGCTGCGAATCGTATTGGGAAAAGTGAAGGGATTGGCGCATTTGAAACTGTTCTCCATGCTACAGGACGCTATCCAGATTGGTGGGAAGGATATCGCTTTAAACGAGCAATTAATGCATGGGCAGCGGGAACAACCTCAACAACAGCGCGTGATATTGTACAATTCAAACTTCTCGGGCCGCCAGAAGATATTGGTACTGGCCTAATTCCGAAAAAATATATAGTTAAAACTACACCAAAAGCTGGTGGTACTCCTAATGCTGTAGATACCATATTGGTAAAACATATATCTGGTGGATTTTCACGGATTAAAATTAAGTCATACGCTGAAGGACGAAAGTCTTTTGAAGGCACTGAACAAGATCTAATCTGGTTAGATGAAGAATGTCCCCTGCCAATTTATACAGAATGCGTAACTCGAACCATGACAACAAATGGTTTGATCATGTTAACATTTACACCACTTGAAGGACTCACGGAAACTGTTTTGCAGTTCTTGCCTGGTGGCGCGATTAAAGAAAACTTAACTGGCAGTAAATCTTTAATCATGGCTACGTGGGATGATGCTCCACATTTAACTAAAGCGCAAAAAGACAAATTGTTTGCCGCCCTACCGCCTCATCAGCGCGATGCCAGGTCTAAAGGTATTCCACAGCTTGGTTCCGGCGCTATTTTTCCAATACAAGAGTCTGAGATTAGCGTATCTGATTTTGCCATTCCTGATCATTGGTTGCGCTGTTATGCGCTGGATGTTGGTTGGAAGAAAACTGCTTGTTTATGGGGTGCTACAGATCCAACCTCTAAAATCACTTTTCTCCACTCTGAGTATTATAAAGGTCAGGCGGAACCGTTTGTTCATGCCGAAGCGATTAAAGCTCGGGGCATATGGATTCCAGGCGTGATTGACTCCGCAGCACATGGCCGTAGTCAAGGTGATGGTAAACAACTTTATAAAACTTACTATAAGTGTGGCCTTGATATTGCAAATGCAGATAAATCAGTTGAGGCTGGATTATATAATGTTTGGCAAATGTTAAGTCTTGGCAAACTTAAAGTATTTAAATCGCTGGTTAATTGGTTTGCTGAGTTTAGATTGTATCGCAGAGATGAAAATGGTAAGATTGTGAAGAAAGACGATCACTTGATGGATGATACTCGATATTTAGTTATGTCAGGGCTGGATCGAGCCATCGCGAAACCGCATTGGGAATATTTAGCCTGGGAAAATTCTGAGCAAGCTAATGACTTAGGTAGAGATATGATTACAGGATATTAATAAGGGGCAATAAATGACAAATGAAGAATTACTCATTGAAGATAATATTTTTTCTTTCCGGGGGAAGAAATATAAATGGCAATCATTATTTCTTGGCTCCTCAATAACAATGAAATGTATTGAAGATAATGAATTATTTTCTTTTGGTCTCAATGCACCAATTAGAGATGAGTTTCAAATGTTAGAGGATCAAGTATGATTTATCGAAGAAATGAGGGAGATGAATATCGTTTTGGTTTGAATTGGCAGTCAAACAAAAGTACTCTTTTTTCCTTAACAATTGTAATTCCAACATATCCAATTTTGCCTACTTATTATAATGATTTTATGACTTGTCGTCGTTTTCATGGCTGGCGAATCAAATTACGTTCTTTTCGAATACGTATTCGTCGTTGGAAAAACTTTCGTCCTAAAACAAAAAAAGTACTTTGGGGTAATAAGTATTATTTACACCCAGTTGGAAAACAAACATTTATTAGTCAAGGAACATATTAATTTTAATAAGTAATAAAGGCAGTAAAATGGCAATACCAGAAGACATGATTTTAGATGAGCCAACTGAAGGACAGCGTCCGGTCTGGGGAACTGAAGAACCTGTAGAAGAACTTATTTCTCCGCAGACTCAGCCTGATGAAGGGCTCATGCAAGTTATTGAAAAAGAAATATTGCGTGCAGAAGCAGCCGTGCTTATTACCAATCTTGCATCAAAACAAGATGGTAATACTATTGCCGATTTGACTAATAAAGTCCTTGAGGGATATAAGCTTGATCTTGATAGCCGCGCTGATTGGGAAGAATTAAATAAGCAAATAATTGATCTGGCAAAATTACTCACAAAGAAAAAGACTTATGCTGGCGATGTTATTGCCAATGTTAAATATCCTTTAATCATTAACGCCTGTATTCAATTTGCAGCGCGTGCATATCCTGAATTGATCAAAGGTAATGAAGTTGTCAAAGGTAAGGTTATTGGCAGCGATCCTGATAACAAAAAGTTTGAACGCGCTAAACGCATTTCTGATTTTATGTCTTTTCAAGTGCTTAATGAAATGCAAAATTGGGAAGAGGATTTAGATCAACTTCTTTTTACCCTCCCTGCGGTTGGCTGTGTATTCAAAAAGAGTTACTTTGATAGTCTTGCAAGACGTAATGTCTCTGAAATAGCTTTCGCTGATGATGTTGTTGTCAATTATAAAACTCAAACACTTGAACGCGCGCCAAGAATTACACATAGAATCTATTTGTATCATAACGAAATTGTCGAACGCATCAAATCTGGAATTTTTATAGATTTTAAAATTGCTGAGCTTGGTCAAGCAACAGATCCTGAAGGCAATTCTGATGAAGAAACTCCGCATCTGTTTTTAGAGCAGCATCGCTGGTATGATCTTGATGAAGATGGTTATCAAGAACCATATATTGTTACTGTACATCAAGAATCGCAGAAGCTTGTAAGGATAGCGCCAAGATTTGCAACAGATGGAATTATTCGCAAACCAAATGATGATGGCACATCTAATCCAGACGGTCCTATAATTAAGATAGTTCCAGAACAGTATTTTACTCAATATGTTTTTATGCCCTCTATAGACGGCGGATTTTATGGGATGGGTTTTGGCAGCCTATTGACAAGTACTAATTCAGCGGTGAATACTTTAATCAATCAACTTATCGACGCTGGAACTCTTTCAAACAGGCAAAGTGGTTTTCTTGGGCGCGGACTTCGTATTGGTCGTGGCAAATCAATCCAGCTAAAGGCAGGTGAGTGGAAACCTGTTGAAGCTACTGGTGATGATCTACGTAAAAATGTCTTTGCAATGCCAGTACGCGAACCATCACAGACACTTTTTGCTTTGTTAGGCATGCTTATAGAGGCTGGTAAAGAACTCGCTGGCATGACAGAAATTCTTGCCGGAAATTCTCCAGGGGCAAATGTTCCAGCTGAATCAGTACTTGCCTTAATTGAACAAGGACTGCAAGTTTATTCTGCCGTGCATAAAAGAGTTTATCGCGCACAATATAAAGAGTTTTCTAAGTTGCGCAGATTGAATGCCTTATATCTTGATCAGATGACTTATCAAACTGTGCTTGATGATAGCGAAGCTGATATTCAGGCTGACTTCTCTACACATGATTTCGATGTTGTTCCTGTGTCTGATCCTGATAGCACAACCATGATGCAAAGATTAATGAAAGCCAAAGCCATGCTGGAATTGCGCGGCCAAGGTTTGAATGATATGGAAATCAATCGGCGCTACCTTCTTGCTATGAATATTATCGATGTTGATAAGATTTTGCCTGAAGAGAATGAACAGGCTGCGCAAGAAGAACAAATGCAGATGCAGAAATTTCAGGCTGAGCTTGCAGAACTCACAGCGAAAGTAGAAAAGCTACAATCTGAGACTCAGTTAAATTATGCCAAGATTGAGAGTGAATATGG